CCGTTTGAACCCAGAGCAATTAACCAACCTACAAGGCCGCGTCGGCCACCTAGATCGCGAAGTATCAGGACTTGTCCAGGGGCAGGCATCGCTCCAGGCAACGGTCGTCGGTCAAGGAACAGAGCTAAAGCGACTAAGCGCAGGCATCGACAAGCTGATAGACCTCTACGGCGCGCCTAGACCGCAAATACAGGTATGGGCCACACTAGGCGGCTTCTTCGCCATACTAGGCATCATGCTAACGTTCATAGAGCTAAAATCGGACCCTATAGAAAAAGCGGTCCTCAACATCACCGAGCTAAACCAGACTCAGAACAAAATACTCGGCGAGCGAGCCGTCACCCTGGGCAAGTTCGAAGCATGGCAGCACGAGCACACCTACAACGCAAGGCTCACAGATCAATACCTCATAGAACTACGGCAGCGAGTCAACGCAGCGGAAATAAAAGCAGCCGGAAACGAAGTGGCAGTCGAAAAGCTATCTAGCTATCTAAGCGACGTGGACAAACTAGGATCTCGATCATGGATAAACAAACCCAGCGAATGAGCGGACTAACCTACGAGCACCTCCGGAAGGTGCAGGCCCAGCTCGGCCATGCATTCTTCGATAATGGAGATTTCAATCTAAATATCATCGGCGTTCGCACCGACGATAATCGGAGCAACCTATTCAACGACTGGATCGTGCTCGCCTTCCGGCAGTTCGACCACCCGCAATTGATGGTCTTTGCCGCCACCACCGACCCAGGCACCTACTGGCGGCAGAACCCCATGAACGTAAAAGGCACCGCGATAGTGGTCCCAGGGCAATACCGCAGCGTTTGGAGCATAGGCAAGCACCGCGGGAAATACGAGGCGCTAGTCCAGCGCGGCCCAATCAAGGTCTACAGGGACAACAACAAAGACGAAGTGCTCGACTTCACCCAGGAGGAGACCGGCTACTTCGGAATAAACCTCCACGAAGCCAGCGCCGAGAGCAACGAGATCGGAAAGTGGAGCGCCGGCTGCCAAGTCATATCCCGACGCGCCGACTACAGCCTTCTAATGGCTATCGTAAACCGAGCGGCAAAGGAACATGGGCCCAAATTCTCCTACACGCTACTCACCGAGCGCCACCTTTGGGGTTAAACCAGTGCCACCACATGACGACAAGTTCCGGTCGCGCAAATGGCAGCTATCAGCAGGCACCCAGGTATTCAGCACCATAGCGCTGGTATTTGGCTGGCTAGACGGAGCCGACTATAGCGCCATCACCCAGGCCAACATTGTCGCCTACAGTTTCGCCAACGCAGCCGAGTACTTCACCGACGTCAAAAAAGCCCAGGCCGAAGCCGAGCTATTCAGCCAGGAGCCAAAGAAGGGCACCGACGAAAGCTGGGACCCCGAGGACGACGAAAAACCACAATGATCGCCGGCGTGCTAACATTCTTCTCCGGAGCAAAATGGTGGATCGCCGCCATAGCCGCAACAGGCCTGGGCCTCTACGGCTACGGATACCACCAGGGAACAACAAACCAACTCCAGAAAATCAACATCGCCCAGGCCGGACAAATGGCAGAAGCCATAGAAACACTCGAGTCTTTCCAGAAAAAGACCATCGGCATCATGCGCGACGTACAGCAGACCAACGAGGAGCTAAACCGCAATGTCCAGAATATCAAGCGCCCTAGCGTTTCTAATTGCGACCTCGGGCCTGATTGGTTGCGCGCAGTCACCGCCAGCGTGCGTGAAGCTAACAGTGCCGGAGCCGCTGCTAGAGCCGACGCCGCCGCTAATTGAACCACCGACCGACAACGACCTAGACGTACTCGACGCAATGATTGAAAATAACCGGCGCGCCGGTATTTGCTTCACCAGGAACGCGGAGCTCGTCCGAACGATCAAAGCGATCCAGTCCGAGCCCGCACCCGCCAAGTAATACACCGCAGCACCCAAACCCATAACCTCGCCGGAACCACCGGCCTGCAGGAGCCCGCATGACCGACTGGAAAAACAGAATCACCGGAAGCGGCACCGAGGACCCCGAGCAGCTACTAGCCAACCCGCACAACTTCCGCTACCACCCAAAGCACCAGCAAGATGCGCTAGCCGGCGTGCTAAATGAAATCGGCTGGATTCAGGACGTCATAGTCAACACCACCACCGGCCACATCATCGACGGCCACCTCCGCGTTCAGTTAGCCATGAGCCGGAGCGAGCGCGTGCCGGTAAAATACGTCGAGCTATCCGAGAACGAGGAGCGGATCGCGCTAGCAGCAATAGACCCAATATCAGCACTCGCCACCCAGGACCAGGGACTACTAGACGACCTAATCGAAGGCATACACAGCGTCGGCGATATGGCCGCGAACGCATTTCTCCAAAGCCTACTATCCGACGACGGTCCGGACTTCGGAGGCGGGCAGCAGGAGGAAGCGCGCCAAGGACTACAGCAGCGCTTCCTCGTCCCGCCATTCAGCGTGCTAGACGCCAAGCAGGGCTACTGGAAGGACCGCAAGAACCTATGGCTACAACTAGGCATCCAGTCAGAACTAGGCCGCGGCAACGAGGGCGACAAAACAGAGCGCGGCCTAACCTACGCCGTCAGCAGCCAGCCTCCAGGCGTTTACGAATTCAAAAACAAGGTAGAAGCCCAGCGCGGGCGCAAGCTAACCTGGCAGGAGTTCGTCGAGGAATTCCCCGAGGAGATAACGCTAACCGGAACAAGCATATTCGACCCGGTGCTAACCGAGATAAGCTACTCATGGTTTTGCCCTCCAGGCGGCGCGATCCTAGACCCGTTCGCCGGCGGCAGCGTCCGCGGATTGGTCGCAGGATTCCTCGGCTACAACTACACCGGCATCGACCTACGCGGCGAGCAGATACAGGCTAACCGACAACAGGCCTTCAAAATACTCGGAGCCCAAACACCAGGGAAGCCGGCGGCAGACCTACCACCAACCAGAATCCAGGAGCACGACGGCATCCGAGTACTCCGCGACGACGATGTATTCGGCGGCACCAAACGAAGGGCGCTAGAGCGAGTGCTCGCCGCCTCTCCCGAGACCACCTTCGTGTACGCCACACCGGCCTATGGTTTCGCGCAAATAGCGCTAGCGGCCGCAGCCAGGGCAACAGGGAAGCAAGCGCATATATTCGTCGCAGGCCGACGCAAAAAGCCGCACGCCAGGACCGAAGCCGCAGCGCGAGCCGGAGCAGTAGTCCACGAAGTCGACGCGAGATACCTAATCGCCACCCAAAAGGCCGCCCGAGACTTCGCCGAGGAGACCGGCGCGCACTACATCGAATTCGGCCTAGATAACCAGGACTTCATCGACGCCATAGCGGCCGTCGCGCTAGAGACCGGAGAAACACCGACCGAAGTCTGGACCGTAGCAGGAAGCGGCGTCCTAACCAGGGCGCTACAGCAGGCTTGGCCTGACGCTGAATTCCACGCGGTAGCCATAGGCAAAGACCCCCAGGTCGGAAGGGCTAAGCTATACGAGGCTCCGGAAAAGTTCGAGGACCCAGCAAAACAGCCGCCGCCTTTCGAGTCATGCAACAACTACGACGCCAAAGCCTGGAGATTCATCAAGGAGCACGCCAGCGAAGGCGCATTATTCTGGAACGTAGCAGGCGACGTCGGCACATTCGATATAATGCGACAGGCCCAGGGAGAGCCGCGATGGATCGAAGGCGACTCCAGGGAAGTCCGAAAACACGCCCCAGGCGAATACGATATGGTTTTTAGTTGCCCTCCATACGCCGACCTGGAAGTCTACAGCGACGACCCGAAGGACCTATCGACCCTCGAATATCACGAATTTATAGCGGCCTACACCCACATAATCGGCGAAAGCTGCAAAATGCTAAAGGACAACAGATTCGCGGTATTCGTAGTCGGCGAAGTACGAGACCCCAAAGGGCGTTACAGGGGTTTCGTCCAGGATACCATTGCGGCCTTCCAGGCGGCCGGCCTTCACTACTACAACGAGGCGGTGCTGCTTACCAACATAGGAAGCAACGCCATGCGCGCCGGCGGTATGTTCAGCAGCAGCCGGAAGCTAGCGAAAGGGCACCAGAACGCGCTGGTATTCGCAAAAGGCGAGCCCAGCCTGGGCGACATAAAGGGACTCAGCAAAGCGGTCGCAGACCACTTCAAAGTGCACCGCACAGTATTTCAGGCATACGACAACGTCATGGTATTTTGTAAAGGAGACCCGAAGCTAGCCACCGAGACCATCGGCGAAGTGAAAACCGTAGACCTAGAGGCGCTGCAGCTAGCGGCGATGGATTCAGAACTTAACCTATAGAGACTGAACGATGGCGCAAACCATGAAGCAGAAATTCACAATGGCGCAAAAGCGAGAAATGGCCGTGAGCCTAATGCTGGCGGGCCTTTCATTGAAACAGATAGGCGAGCAGATAGGCGTCAGCAAGACCCGAGCGCATCAGCTCGTTCAGGAGGCGTTCAGCGAGTACGAACTACGGACACAGCAGACCATCGACAACCTACGAACCCGCCAATTGATGAGAATAAACATCCTCATGCAGGCGATATGGACGAAGGCGAAAGGCGGCGCGCTAGAGCATATCGACCGATGGGAAAAGCTAGCACGCCAGGAGGCCGCAATCGGAGGATTCAAAGCGCCGGACAAGATCGCAAACACCGACAGCAAGGGCCGCGACCTACCCAGGCCCGAGGACGATTACGACAACATGACCGTCGAGGAGCTAGAGAATCGGATCAAGGAACTAGAGGCCAAAACGATAGGACGCCATGACGGCCCAACAACGCACTGATTCGCTTGTCCAGATAGTAAAGGCAAAGGAGGCGCTATACAGAAAGCAGGCCGCGAGCCACCTCGACACCTTTTGCCGATACGTCAAAATCCCAGGCGCGCCGCTTAACGACGACGAGGACTGCGAGGAGTTCTATCCGGACAGAGTAACGCCCGCGGAGCACCACACCCTACTCAACAGCAAGCTCCAGGAAGTAAACGACGGAACCATAAAGCGCCTAATGGTATTCATGCCACCAGGGAGCGCCAAAAGCACCTACGTCAGCGTAACTTTCCCGCCGTTCTACATGGCAAACCACCCAAACGAGCCGGTCATTCTAACCAGCTACGGCAGCCAGCTAGCGGACAAGTTCGGCCGGAAGGGCCGGCAGCTAACCAGCTCGCCTGAGTTCAAAAACCTCTACAAGACCGAGCTCCGCTCCGGCAACAGGGCAGCCAACGACTGGAGCCTAACCAACGACGCCACGTTTATGTGCGGCGGCATACTATCCGGCCTAACCGGCAACAGGGCCAAGCTAATCATCGTAGACGACCCCGTCCAGGGAAGGGAGCAGGCCGACTCGCAGGTCATACGGGACAAAACGTGGGACGCCTACCAGGACGACCTCACCACCCGACTAAAACCGGAAGGCGCAATCGTTATCGTCCAGACCCGCTGGCACGAGGACGATCTAAGCGGCCGAATATTGCCGGAGGAGTGGGATGGGCAGAGCGGCTGGATCGAAAGCCGCACCGGCGAGCCCTGGTACGTCCTATGCCTAGAGGCCGAGTGCACCAGGGACGACGACCCGCTCGGGCGTGAGGCAGGCGAATATCTATGGACCGACTGGTTCACGCCGGCGCATTGGCAGCGTGAAAAGCGCAACAGGGGCAGCAGGAATTGGGCCGCCCTATACCAGCAACGACCGAAGCCAGCGGAAGGATCGCTCATACAGCGATCATGGATTCAGCGTTATGGCACACCGCCGGCCGAATTTTTACGAATAGTTCAATCCTGGGACACCGCGTACAAAGACAAGGAAATCAACGACCCGAGCGTCTGCCTAACCTGGGGCGAAACGCGGCAGGGCTACTATTTGCTAGACGTATTCAGGAAGCGCCTGCTATATCCAGACGTCAGGCGTTCCATGTACAGTTTGGGCATGAAGTGGAACCCGATAGCCGTTCTCATAGAGGACAAGGCAAGCGGGCAGTCGCTAATCCAGGAAGCACGCGAAGGCGTCAAAATACAGGAGGGGGAATGGTACACGCCGCCGGCCATTGCAATAGACCCGAAATCGCTCAACAAGACCGAGCGGCTAGTAGCAGTCTCCTCGATAGTAGAGGCCAAGCTCGTATATTTGCCCGAGTGGGCAGAGTGGCTGGTCGACTTCGAAAGCGAGCTATTCGGCTATCCGCTGGTTTCCAACGACGATCAAGTGGACGCATTCAGCCAATTCCTGAAATGGGCTCACAGTTCGAAAATGGCAGTAGACAGCCACAGCAGCGGAACGACCAGGGCAGGCTTCTCCGACACAGGCAGGAGCAGGCATTCAGCAACGGACGACCTAGACCTGGGCGTGCGCAGTAACAACGACTTCGGAGGGTACGAGTAATGGCTACCAAAAAGAAACCAGCAAAACCGCTGCAGCAGGAAATGGCGCACGACGATCACGGCTTCGCCATGAGCTACGCCTACACCCACATGCTAATCCAGAATCCGGACAGCGTGCTCAAAAGCCGCGGGCCCGACTTCAAGGTATACGACGAGCTCCTACGCGACGATCAGGTCAAGTCATGCTTTCAGCAGCGCCGCAGCGCGCTAACAAGTTCCACATGGAAAATTGATTCGGAAAGCGAATCGGCAACAGACAAAGCGGCCGCGGAATTCCTCCGGCAGCAGCTAGAGAAAGTTGGCTGGGACGACATAACCGACAAGATGCTATACGGCGTATTCTACGGATTCAGCGTAGCGGAATTCATGTGGGGCATGACCGAGGACAACAAAGTCGGCCTCGACGCGATAAAGGTCCGCGACCGCTCCCGCTTCAAGTGGAACGTCGACAACCAGCTAATGCTAATGGACGACCTAAAGCACTCGCAGGGCCTCGTCATGCCGGAAAACAAGTTCTGGACCTACGCCGCCGGCGCAAGCCACGACGACAATCCCTACGGCCAGGGCCTCGCGCACTCGCTTTATTGGCCGGTATTTTTTAAGCGCAACGACATAAAGTTCTGGCTCGTATTCCTTGAGAAATTCGGGATGCCAACCACCGCCATCAGAATACCCGACGGCCAAATGAACGACCCGGTACAGATACGCAAAGCCAAGTCGGCCCTCCAATCTATTCAGCAGGACAGCGGCGTCGTAATACCCGACAGCATGGTCATAGAGCTAATCGAGGCCGCCCGATCCGGAACCGCCGACTACGCCCAGCTAGCCGGAAAGATGGACGGCGCAATATCGAAAGTAATCCTATCGCAGACCATGACCACGGACAGCGGCAGCAGCCGATCCCAGGCCGAGGTGCACCAGGGCGTCGCCAACGACCTAACCGACGCAGACGGCGACCTAATAGCCGACAGCTTCAAGAGGACCGCCGGCAAGTGGCTAACCGAGTGGAACTTCCCAGGCGCAGGCGTGCCCTCGATAGTACGGGACACAGCGCCGCCGGAGGACCTCAATCATCGCGCCGAGCGCGACGCCAAAATCTACGCACTAGGCTACGACCCGACCCTCGAATACATCGAGGACACCTACGGCATGGGCTGGGAAAAGCGCAAGGAAGCCGTTGTCCCGCCGGCACTAATGACCGGAGGGCAAGGACCTATGCCCGCGGAGTTCGCCGAGATAAGCAGCCTCCTGGCAGCCAGGGCAGGGCACCGGAACGACCAGCAACTACTAGCAGACGCCGCGGCAGGGCTCGCCACCAAATACAAAGAGCTTTACGGCAAGCGGGTCGAGCAGCTCCTCGGATACCTAGAGGAGAACCAGGACTTCGAAACATTCAAAAAGCACATCGCCGACATGATGGAGGAGACCGCGCCCCAGGAGATAGTCGACACCGTACAGCGGGCCACCGTAATGGGCAGGCTCCTCGGAATGCTCCGCGGAGAACGCAAAAATTAAGATCGTCAACTTCATGGAGGTAAGCGCGCAGTTCGACCTAGAGCCGGTCGACGCCGTCAAGTTCATCCAGGCTAAAGGGCTATCCCCAACCTTCAACTGGTACGAAATGCTGGGCGACGAGCACGACGCCGCGTTCACCGTAGCCAAAATGATGGACACCGACCTGCTAGCGACGGTCCAGGAGCGGCTCGGCAAAGCGCTCCAGGAAGGTAAGACCTTCGCCGACTTTCAGAAGGAGCTAATCCCCGAGCTACAGAAGGCCGGATGGTGGGGCAAAAAGGACGTCATAGACCCGAGCACCGGCCTAGTCGTAAAGGCCCAGCTCGGCAGCGCCACGCGCCTAGAGACCATATTCAGAAGCAACCTGCAAAGCGCCTACAGCGTAGGCCATTGGGACAAGATAGCGAAAAACGCCAAAGACGCACCGTTTCTCCTATACGACGCCGTGGACGACTTCAGGGTCCGGCCGGAGCACGCAGCGCTCGACAATCAAGTGCACCCCGTATATTCCGATTTTTGGAAAACGCACTTCCCTCCCAACGGCTGGAATTGCCGCTGCGGCGTGATACAGCTAGACGAGGACGACATAAAAGACCTCGGGCTCACGCCAATCAAAAAGCCGGACATTAAAACGAAGGACTGGACCAACCCGAAGGACGGAACGCTCCACAAAGTACCCATCGGCACCGACCCAGGCTGGGACCACAACCCAGGCCTCGCCAGGATGAAAAATCTGCTAGTCCAGGCCGACGACAAAGCCAAGAGCCTCCTGGAGCGGCAGCGCAAGGCCGTCAAAGCAGCCCAGGGCAAACAGGCAGTGATGCAAGCAGCCTACAAGGCCGATATAGCGAAGGACCTAGAGGTTCAGAAACTCAGCACCGTAAAGGCCCAGGCACAGCAGGCCATAGACGACGCGCTAATCAGCAAGGAGCCATACCTCGCGCCCGAGCTCAAAAAGATAATCGCAAAGAATCCAGGCATCGACCCGACCGAAGCGCTCGCCAAGGCCCAGGGGAAAGCGGCGTACTACAAAGGAAAAGCCCTGGAAGCCAATTACAAAAAGGCAAAGATCGCCGGAAAGGAACCGAGCCCAGCATCAGCGGCGCACGTTGCCACGCTATCGGACGAAGCGAAAGGCGTCCTAGAGTACGACATAGACGTCAAGAGCGGGCAGGCAGCAGCGCAGGAAGCAATCCTCGCCATTGCCACCGGCAAAGCGCCCAAGCAGATGAAGCTGCAGCAGACCTTATTCGAGAAGTTCAGCATCGACGGAACAGCCGCGGGCTTCGGAACCGACTACAAGGGCCTCGTCAAAGCGATCCAGGACGAAGCCGACGCGCAAATGGCAACGGGTAAGATCTCCGCGGTAATCAGCGGCTATAAGAAAAAGGTCCTCGAAGGCAAAATCCCGAGCCCGCAACAGCAGACCATATTCAACGGCCTAGACGACGCAGCGAAGGCGAAGGTCCTCGCCGATATAGATGCGAAAAAGGCGAAGGCGAACAAGGCCACATCAACAATTGAGCCCTCAAATGAGGCGGCAAATATTGATCCGGCCGCACCGGACGCACCAGTCGTCCAGGCCAAAGTCGTATCCGCAGAGACCGAATTCAATCCCGACAGCATGACAAAGATCGGCGGCCAGGGAGGATCGAACCCAGGCGGGCTATACCAGGACACCGACACCGGCGTGAAGTGGTACATCAAGGAACCGAAGTCCATCGACAACGGCCGCAACGAAGTACTCGGCGCTAAGATATACGAAGCTGCCGGCATAGACGCGCCCCAGGTTCAAATGGTCAACTTCCAGGGCAAGGACCAGATCGCCAGCAAGATCATCGACGGCCTGGAATCAAACAGCGCAGCACTCAAGGCCGGCGCGCCAGGAGCGGCCGAGGGTTTCATGGTCGACGCATGGCTAGCCAATTGGGACGTCGTAGGTCAGGGCTTTGATAATCTACTACTCAAGGGCGGCAGAGCGGTACGCGTAGACACCGGCGGCACGCTCCGTTACAGGGCCCAGGGAACGCTTAAGGGCACAGAGTGGGGCGACATAGTCCAGGAGATAGAATCATTACGCAGCCCGCAATATAACTCCCAGTCCGCCTCGGTATTCGGGAGCATGACACAGGAGCAATTGATCGAAAGCGCCCGCAAAGTCGCGCTATTCACCGACGACAAGATCGACGACCTCATCAAGAACTACGGGCCCCTGGATAGCCGAGCCAGGAAAACGCTCGCGGCCACGCTCAAGGCGCGCAGGGAGTTTATCCTCGAAGCCTTCCCCGAGGCCAGGACCAGGACGCCGGCGGCAATAGTAGACACCGGAGAGCGAGTCACGCGCATCGAGCTAGAGAACGTCAACAACAGCCGAATCAATGGCTACGCAGTACCGACTGACAAAGACAGCATCGAGGACCAGAGCGTTCTCGTTTGGCATAAAACGGACGCAAACAAGAACGAAATCACCGCAGCCTATTTCAAAGTGAAGGGCGAAGCCGCCGAAAGGATGCTCGCGCAGACCACAACAGCGCCAGCGAACTACAACGACGTCCACGAAAAGATAAAAAAAGCGGCTACCTCCATCCGGCACCGCATAGATAACAACGAGACCAGCCTCGGCTCGGCCATAAGCAAGCTACAGATTGCCGCCAACAGCTACGACGAAATGATCGCCGGACTCAAAGCCGAAGTGGCAGCAGGAACAAGGGCGCAGAAATCGGTCACAGAAATACAGAAAAAAATAGAGCCATATATAAAGCAGATCAAGGACAGCATCGCCGCATCGGCTCCAGTGTGGGATAAAAATCTCACTGAGCTATACGAGGAGTTCAATATTGGGGCCGCCAAGCTAAAAGCGCCAGAGGCCGGCACGATTAGATGGTTGGAAAAAGAAAACCACACCTACAACCTCAATCAACTTGATAAGTCTTACCACCGCGAAACCAGCAGCCGAGCGGTCGTTCAAACTAAGGTATTCGAGGCCGAAATAGACGGCGTCAAGATACGCTACTTCCCTGACATTCCAGAAGTCAAAGCAGCGTTGCGTGGGCGCGTAGATATAGAGGTCCCAGGGAACGGCCTGCCAGCATCCAGCAAGATATTCGAAACAATAGAGCAACTAGGAATAGACAGCACCAGGGCAAGCGCCGCATCCCAGGAAATGCTCTATCTGCAGCAGCTCGGATATATCCACCGGCTGGACAAAAAAGCCGATTTCATCGCAGCGATAAAGGCCGGAGACACCGCGAAAGCGAAGGCGCTAATCAGCAAGGCGTCAGGCGTGGACATAGACAACGTGCACTACCGGCCGGAAGGCGAGCATCAAGCCTTTGAGCATGGACGCAGAACACGCTACCGGCCTGAACTATTAGGGCACCCTGAATGGGAGGGATTCGAAAAGAACCACCGTGTTATTCACCGATTCACATCGAACGGAAGCGTGCTCAATAACATCAAAATACTCGTCAACGGCGGCGGCCAAATGGCACCGACGGCAGACAAAATAAGGCGCGGCGTCAGCATAGACGGAATGAGCCCAGGGCCCGACTTAAACAGCGGAGGCGCTACCTATTTCTTCACCAGGATAAAAACCGCAGAGCAGGCAAAGGTTGGGAGCATCGTCTGGAAGGCGAAGGTCGCCGCACGAAGCGACGCCATAAGCTACGATGGCGACAAGTACGGCCGAACGTTCGACTACGTCCCCAACGCGCAAGAATCAAGCGGCCCTGATTTTGTTCAGGACTATGTCCAGACGAACAGGCAAACAAAGGTCCAGGACCTAATGGAGATAGCTAGATCGACGAACGAAACCATCGTCAAAGACACCCTATCAATCTTCGACGACCTAGATTACATTAACGCCGCAAACAATCGGGAGCGAATAGAGATAATCAAGTTCCTAAAAAACGAAGGCTACAGCACATGGCCGGACGGCAGATCAGTCACTGAAGTAGTTAGAGTCAACGGAGAGCTAGTCAGATGACACCAGGACAATACAGCGCCCAGGGAAAGTCTATCCAGATAGGGGCCGGTGACTACTACGCCGCGCACGTTTTCGACCTGCCGGACGGCATAGCATTCATCGACCACGGCTGGGCAAACAACTACCCAGGATCAGGGCAGCCATGCCACAAAGTATCCGGCACCTTCGAGGAGCACAAAATCCAGGGAGGCGGCTGGATAGCGTTAGACGCCGACGATTTCCAGATATATAAGAACCAGGGCCCATCACCGGACGGCACCAGGGACGAAGCCAGGAAGGTTCTTCAAGACAGCCTCGATATCGTATTACCGGCAGACTAAAGCCTTCGCCGGTAATTGTTGGTATAATGCGCCCAGGCAAATAACACCAAAAATAGGCAACGCCATGTGGGTATTCACCAGCAAAGGATTCATCAGCGCAGTAAGGCACCGGAACAAGCCGGACGATTTTATGATCCGAGCCCGACGCCAGGAGCACCTCAAGGCGCTATTTCCAGGCAAGCAGGTCACTCAGCTAAACAACGCCGATTACAAATACCGCGTCACGGTAAGCGACGGCGACTTCAAAGAAATGATGCTCGGCGAAATCAACGCGCTAACCTACGACAACTTTAAGAAAAGCATCCCCGACGCGGAATACCACGACGCCTGCAGCGACGTATGGCAGGTCATGCACCGGCTACAGCCAGGGAGCTATATGCCCGCGCTATTCCAAAGCGACCAGGAGCGGGACCATTCGCCAGCCGACTACCCAACGTGCCAGGACTGCGGCAGCTTCGCCTTTGAGAGTTACATAGAGCAAGGCGAGGAAAAGCTCATTTGCGAGGACTGCGGCGAGCAGCACCAGGAAGGCCGCGCCTGGATCACAGCAATCGCGCAGCACGAAGCAGATCAGGCAAGGCTATGGCCGGACCTACCCTGGGACGACGGCGCTAGCGACCAGCTACCGGCCGGGTTAGAATAACCTTCCCCTGCGAGAGCGCTCACCCAAGCCGCTCAAGCCTTTAGCCTCGACGGTTAACCCCTAGCGTCGGGGCTTTTTTTCGCCCGAAAAATCCCAATTAGTAAAGCGGCAGCACCGGCGCGACACTAGCCACCTACGCAAAACAGCAAACACCCCAGCACCGGAGTACAACAATGGCACACTACATCCAGCTAGACGACTTCGTCCAAAGTCCCGAGGGCCGCGTATTCATGCAGCGTGTACGCACCGCAATTAAGATCGCAGCGCAGGCAATAGTCGATCAAGCTATCCTCGACATTGCCGCCGGAGACCAGCCAACGCTCGACGCAGCGAAGGGCGACCGTATATGGGCTCAGGTATTCCTGCGCGACACCACCAACGTGCACGAGACCGCCAGGGTCACGAATATCCTACTCGCCGACAACAAGAGCAAAACGATCCAGGAAATAATCGACCTCACCGACAACAACATCAAAAACCGAGTGGACGCGATAACGCCGTTCCTAATCCAGTCACGCCAGGATCGCTAAATGTACGACCGCAACTCGCCGAGCGCGGAAGTTGCCCTGGCGATACTAAAAGAGTCCTTCCTCCGCGGGCATAGCCTAGACAGTTGTGCCTTCGAGGACCACGTTATGTCGTTCGTCCTAGACAACGCCGGAGCCGACACCGTAGGCGGCTGGATAACAGCCAGCCTGGAATTTAAGCCAGAGTATTGCTGCTACGTCGGCGCGTTTATCTATTGCCACCGCTACCTCCGCGAAATGTTTGACCCCGAGCTATGGGACGACCTCGCTCGCATGGGCATGGAATCATTCGGCGGCAATAGGTTCATAAACTTCGTCGCAAAGGGCTACGGCGTTCTTCCAGACGACCTAGAGGAAAAGCTAAACACCCTCGACCCCGTATTTGCAGCGCAGATGCAGGCCGAGTATTTCGCCGAACTAGTCGGTGACTTCTAAATGGCTTTTACAGCATGGAGGAGACCGACGGCCGCAGCATTCAAATCCGCGTCCGCAACATCAATAAACAACGGCGGCAACGTCACCGGTGAGCCCGACTCCACATACGCCACAAACACCGAGCCGCTGACAAAGGGCGGTGTATTCACCGGTCAAATAACCGATATATGGTCTATCACCGGATTCGGCTTTGCTTCCGACTCAATACCAGCGGGCCGCCGAATAGAAGAAATACAGTGGCGCGTCAAAGGCTACAGCGAAGCGGTATCGGCCGGCGGTATCATCCAGGCGCAGGTATTCGGAAAAAGGAACGCAGCCGCACCAATAAACCCCAATTTTTTTGGCCTTGCGCCCCTAATAAACACCGGCAACGGCGGCACAGGAACAACCCAGCAAAGCCCTCCCGTATACGGAATGACCAACCTCACCATCGCGGAAGTTGAATCAGCAGACTTCGGCCTTTTTTGGCTCCTCACAAACAACAACGTCCAGAATTCATCGGGCAACGGATACATAGACAGCTTCGAAGTGCGGCTCCGCTACAGCGATATAGTCACAGTAAACGGCAGCGACCAGAACCACGAGCAAGGAACCACCACGCTAGCGCAGAACGACACCCACGGACCAAACGACTCAGCCACAGTGCAGCAGTCGGGCGTTCCGGCGATCACGCAAAAGCATCAGCTAGCAGGCACCGACGCGGCGCAGGACCAGGACAGCGCCCAGGTAACGCTCACGCAAAAGCATCAGCTAGCAGGCACCGACGCGGCGCAGGACCAGGAGCAAGACGAGGCGGCGCTGACTCAAAAGCACCAGCTAGCGCCGGAAATCTCAGAACAGCCGATCAATTTTGTATCGGTAGTCCTTACTCAGCGTAGCAACCTCGGACCGCAAGCCACAGACCAGGAGCAGGCCACAGAAACCGCGGCCCTCACCCAGGCAAGCGCCCTTGCGCCTGCCGTCACATTGCAGGAGCAGCAAGCCCAGGAGCCGGCGCTAACGCAGCAAAGCCAGATAACAGCAGACGCAGCGGACCAACTACAGACCTCAGAAGCACCGAACCTCACCGAAGCAGGAACGCTATCGGCAACCAGCAGCGAGCAGGTCCAGGAAGCGCAAGCAGCAGCGATCACCCAAAAGCACCAGCTCACCATCCAGGGAAGCGAAGCCGAGCAGTTCATAGACAGCACCGCATTCACGCAGGGCTACGTCCTAGTCGCCAACCAGAGCGAAGGTATAGCCATAAGCGACAGCGTCGCCCTCACGCAGCGCAGCAGCCTCCAGGCCGACGGATCAGACGCCAGCCAGGAACTATCGGCAGCCACAATCACGGTCGCCGGCCTAATAGCACCAGACGCGCTCGGGCAGCAGCAGCTATCCGACACCGCAGCGCTCACGCCAAACTACATCCTCGCCATAAACGACGCCCTACAGGCGCAGCTAGCGGAGACCGTCACGCTAGCGCTACAGGCGACCACAGTCGCCCCGGGCGATAGCAGCCAGGACCAGGAAGGCGAGCAGGCGAACATATACGAATACTCAGTGCTAGCGATAAGCGATACAACGCAAGCTCAACTATTGAGTTTGGCAGCCAGCGGCGCGCTGGTATTCGTTGAGCTAGACGCCACGATTACCCTCGTCGCCCTGCTAGGCTCCGGCGAGCTAATAGCGATCCCATTGATCGACGGCACCATAGAAACTTAGGAGAACACCACATGGCTAAGAAAATCCCCGTTACAGTACTCGACGCAATGCTCACGCTCACCGAGGGCGACGCAATCCATATTTGCTCCGCAGAGCCGGCAAACTACGCAGGCATCGCCGCGGTAATGCTCGCGCAAAAGCTTACCGGCGTAGGCGCGCACACCAAAGCCAACGGTGACGTCAGCGGGCGCAAGACAACCTGCCCAGCGCAGACCGGCATCAGTATTACGAACACCGGAACCGCAAACCATGTTGTAATAAGCAACGGCACCGATGCGATTCGTCGGATCACTACATCAGCATCCCAGGCATTGACCGCCGGAGGCACCGTCGATACGGCCGCCTTCAAACATGAACTCCGCGACCCGACCTAATAGGAGACCGCAAACATGGCAAAACGTAAGATAGAATTTGTGACTACCGTTCGCATCAATCACGAGGAATACGAGGCCGGAGACAGCCGAGGCTTCCCCGAGGACGAAGCGCAGCGTTACATCGACCTGGGATGGGCAAAGGACCCCGAGACCGGCGAGCAGGGCGAATTGGTCCCAGGCGCAGTCGCGCTGAACGTGGCCGACACCGCACAGGACTTGCCCGAGTAATCGAATGAACCCGCTGCAGCTCTACATCGGCAACGACAACCTCCTCACCGTCAGCAACGTAATCAATCAGGCCGACGGTGAGCCGGTAACCGGGGCCACCATAACCGTCACCATCAAGGACACCGACGGCACCGCCCTCGGCGAAGCCTTGGTATTGACGGAGCGAGACCCAGGCTTCTACCAGGGAACGCTCGCGCATACGCTAGACCTCCCAGCGGGAGAGCACCGAGCGCACATCAGCATCCTATCGGCCATCGGCGAAGTCGCCTACTTTGAGAAGCGCGTAGCAGCACGCGTGCGAAGCTAGCAACGCCGCCGGCGTACCATTCTGAGAATACCCCTCGGGCCCATATAGGGCCCTTTTTTTTGCCTCGAACATACCGGACAGCACAGAGCGATCCTGGGCCCATCCCAGCGATACCGGCATAAACATTGATCTACTTCCGGTATTCAGAGCATTAAATACCGGCTACGGCTTGCTTAATACCGGAGACTTGGTAGTCTAAGCCCCAGGCAACACCGAACACCAACGACATAGACCAGACCAACGAAACGGAGAACGACCATGACCATCGAGCTAAACATCGGCGACAAAATAACCTTTTCAGTACCTACCCGCGACGGCCAAGATCGAATGCGCCGACGTAGCCTGCTACGTTTGGGCAGGGTCTCAAGGATAATCAACGGTTTCCACAACGGAGACAAAACGAAACCGACGGTCCAGTTCCAGGGATCGAGCAAATTCATAGTCAACGCCGCGGAAATAGAAAAGCGCGTCCCCTTCGCCGAACTAGAGACCGAATCCGATGCCGCCCGCATTAGCCGCTTCAACGCCCAGCTAGACGCCTACGACAAGCGGCAGCTACCCGAGAGTATATCCATAGGCTACGTCGGGACCCTAGACTCAAGAGGCGACGACCGAAGCTGGCGCTTATTTAAAAAGCGCCCAGGCCAAACGGCGGTGAGCTTCGGCGACTTTTCGACAGCAGAGCGATACAAGCTCCTCCCCCTGATCCGCGCTATAACCTTCGCAACCAAAGCATGAGCGCCCTAACCAGGGCGATAGCCGCCACGATGGCCGAGGAGGCCCGCATCAAGGCGCTACCCAGGAGCATCCCGCGGCAGGAATACCTCAAGTCGGTAAACTCCTACCTCGGGAAGCTAGCCACCAACAGCCCAGCGGCATACGACGCCGCAGTAGACCTCCGGCACGACGCCGGAAAAGCATCATCGGCCAGGGCAAAAAAGACTAGACTCACCGCCCGCCTTTCGTATTAGAATCAGCGGGCACCACCAACGATATGAGAAAAGGACAACGACATGAAAATAACCATAGAAGTGGTTAACCGATACCACGCCGCAATATACGACCTCACCGACCAGGAGCTAGCACGCCAGCTCCTACATCAAGCAAGTTTCTGTCCAGACTTTACCGACCCGCCGCCCTTGCGCGACGAGAACGGCAACACCATCGCACGCCTAACCCTCGACGTTTCCGACGAAGCGCCGCAGGAAGCGTGCGACCAATAGCACCACAACAATAACTACCAAAAAAGGGGAGCACCATGAACAGAGCAGAGCAAAACGAACTACGCAACATCACGCTAGCTTTGGCCGACAAGCTAGACGCACACCGCGACGCCTTTAGGGCCCGCCTTGCTAATAAGCCGTGGGCCTCCACGAAAGCCGGAGACAAGGGTGAGCGATTCACGCCGCTTCGAAACTTCGCACCGGTAAACCCGCTCGACGAATGGGTAAACATAACAAAGGAGCCGATGATTGCGGTAGCGCGCCTCCACGCACGCGACTGCATCGAGGTAATAGAGCTAAACGGGTCCTACTATGCGAGGACCAAATAGTGAGCGGGCCAATAGCGCCAGTATTCACCCACGACCCCGAGGACGAGCTCCACGACCTGCAAGGCCGGTGGTTCACGCTAGCGGCAGACGCCAGGGACGCGGAAAAGCGAGGCGACCGAAACGTCGCCAGCGCGCTCCGGCTAGAGCTACGAGGCCTCGAATCCGACATACAGACCCTCCGGAGAATCGTCCGCAGCGGGAGATACGAAACGTTATGAGCCAGTCGCCTGCAGAACGATACGCCGCGCTTTGCTGGGAGGACCCCGACGCCTTCGTCGAGTTGCTAGAGGACGAATTCATGGACGAGGCGATCCTCCGCACGCTACACGTTGCCATCGAGTATTCATTCAGCATAGACGAGGAGCTGCGTCGCAAAACAGACGAGGCGCTGCTCGTACTACGAAACCAGCTCACGCATCTAATAATAAAACGGGTCGAGGAATAAGCATGAACCAGTCAACCAATCCCAGGACAATAGCCAGCGGACTCATCCGGCAATTCCTTCGAGGCGAAGCGCCTACACTAACGCTCGCCGACGAGAACTTGCACCTGGAGGACCTAGCCAGGGCGCACGCCAGGAACACCGCGGCAATAACCATCCACCACGCCAGGAGACTAGAGGCCGACCCGAATTACAGGGTCCCCAGCAACGTCTACCCGCTAGCGCGTGAATACCTAAAATCCCGCGGCCGCCGATAGGCCGCACCACCAGGAGAGCAACAGAATGAACAAAGCAATGCTAATAGGAAACCTCGGGCGCAATCCCGAAATGAGATCCACCCAGGCCGGAATCGCAGTATGCAACCTCGCCCTAGCAACCTCGGAGCGATACCGCGACAAGACCACCGGCGAGCAGCGCGAAGTCACCGAATGGCACAACGTCGTATTCTTCGACAAGCAAGCCGAGATCATCGGGCAGTATGCGGGCAAGGGCGACAAGCTCTACATCGAGGGCCAACTAACGCTCCGGAAGTGGCAGGACAAGGACGGAAACGACCGCTATAGCACCGAAATCAAGGGCCGGAACTTCGAGTTCCTAACACCGAAGGACAGCGGCAGCCAGGGGCACGCCAGCGCAGCGCCATCAACGCAAAAGGCTAGTCCACCGGCAGCCCAGGACCCCGAGGAGTGGCTAGACGACGATATCCCGTTTTAAAGGAGAGCGACCATGCAGTACACGCTAGCAGAAGCGCGAGAGCAGCTATTCAAGGAGGCCGCCACGAAGGATGGCGGCATCTGCCCATGCTGCGACCGGTTCACCAAAATATACAATCGGAAGTTCAACAAAGCAATGGCGTTTAGCCTTTGCTGGCTATACCGAGAAAACATACACCGCGGTCAGGTTTGGGCGAGCATAGGAGACAAAGCGCCCAGGAAAGTCGTCCGCAACGGAGGCTCCCTGGCGACCTGCGCGTGGTGGGGCCTTGTAAGGCAAAGAACCAGCGACAGCAATCCCGAAAAGCGAACCAGCGGGTTATGGCAGATAACAGAGCAAGGCATCCAATTCGTAGAGTGCCGCATTACTATCCCAAGCCACGCAACGACCTACAACGCACAAGTGATAGAGTTCAACCATAAGCAAAAAATATCCATCGCCCAGGCTCTAGGTCGACCATTCCACTACACAGAACTAATGGAGGCATTACCATGAACACCGGAAGCAGGGACGAACAGAAAGCGCTCGCGGATTTCAGCGCTATAGCGCAGGGATTTAGAGACTACTCCCGCAACAGGAAAGCCGACCGGCTAGAGAAAATGACCGGCACCATACTCGCCGCAATGGTATCCAACCCCGACTATTTCAACACCCCAACGCCGTACCTCATAGAGCAGGCAATCAAGATCGCCGGCGAGACCTTATACCAACTCAAAATACGCTAGCGCGCCAATAATCCGGAGCCCGCCGCCCAGGCAGGCTCCACCCTCCCCGTACCATAGGAAAAATCCCAACTATTACTCCGCCCGACAGTGGGCAAGGATAGCGCCGAGGTTTACAAAAACCAGGACGCAATCCCGAACCATGAAGCCTATCCACATATTTAAGTCCGGCAGCCACACCGCGATGAGCGGCGTCAAGCTCGACTTTACCGACGCGATGCTCCAGCAAGCAGCGAACGGCTACAGCGCCGCACTGCACGAAGCGCCAATCGTCGTCGGACACCCAAAGGATAATGCCCCAGCATTCGGATGGATCAAGGGCCTGGAGTTTGTCGAGGGTAAAGGGCTATTCGCCATCCCCGACCAGTTAAATACCGACTTCGCGGATCAAGTAGCCAACGGCGCATACAAGAAAGTGAGCGCCAGCCTCTACACGCCGGACGCACCAGGGAACCCCACGCCAGGACACTACTACGTCCGGCACGTCGGGTTCCTCGGAGCGCAGCCGCCCGCCATCAAGGGACTAGAAGCCGTCGGCTTCAACGACAACGACGAAGGAACCCTGGAGTTTGCCGCCGATTGGGAAACAGCATCCCTGGCGCGTCGACTCCGCGAATTCTTTATCGAGAAATTCGGACTAGAGGACGCCGACAAAGCGATCCCAGGCTACCTCGTCGAAGGCATCGAGGACGCGGCCCGAGCACCCAAATCAGAGCCCGCAATGTCGGCCTCATATTCAGAAGCCAATAGTGGAGACAGCACCATGATGACCGAAGAACAAATCATTGCCGCACAAGCCAAGCTCGAAGCCGACGCAGCCGCCCTCGCAACAGCGCAGGCAAAGCTCGACACCGACGCCGCTAGTTTCTCAGAGCGCCAGGAAGCGGCCGCAGCGGTAGCGCTTGCGACGCACAAGAAAGCCATTGGTGACCGAGTAGACGCCCTGGTTTCAGCCGGCAAAGTGCTCCCCGCAAAAGCCGAGGCCATCAAGGATTTCGCAGAAAAGCTGGACACCGAATCCGTAGTCGAGTTTGGCGAAGGCGACGACAAGAAATCACTCAGCGCTACCGACTTTTTCTTCGGCCTCATTTCCGAAGGCAAAACACCGGTCGAGTTTGGTGAGCATGGCGCTCCAGGCGAGGGCACAACCCTGGAGGATATCGGAGACTCACGAAAGCTCGCAGCTAAAGCGCTGGAGTTCCAGGAGTCCGAGAAAGCAGCAGGCCGCACAATTTCAATCACCCAAGCAGTCAACCTCGTCCAAAAAGGCGAGCAAGACTAATCCACCGGATCGCAGCAGGAGAAACATGAAATGGCAAATCCGACACTAATCAAATCATTCGTCTGCCTCGCGGCCGTTGCAGGACGCAAGCTAGTGACCTTCGGCGCAGCCGACGGGCAGGTAGCAACAGCGTCAGCAGTAAGCGACCCGCTGATCGGCGTATCGGAGCAGATCGGCTCGCGTGACAATCAGCGCGTGGACGTAATCGTCAACGGCATCGCGGAAGTGACAGCCGGCGGCAACATCACCCGAGGCGCAGCTTTAACGAGCGACGCTAGCGGCAACGTAGTCGCTTCTGCAGCAGGAACCGACCGCATCGTAGGACTCGCAATGCAAAACGCGGTCGCCGGCGATGTTATCGACGTACTAATCGCCCAGGGCTAATAGGCCGGCAACGGACCACAGGAGAACAGCAGCATGAACGCACCTTTCACAACCGACCCGATCCGAACAGCAATCGCCCTGGCATACATGAATCGGGCGTTCATCGCCGATATGGTATTGCCTCGCGTAGGCGTAGGAGCCGAGGAATTCAAGTGGACGTCCTACAACAAGGCCGACCGCTTCACGATCCCCGACACCACCATCGACCGCAAGGGCCGCATGAATCAGGTCGAATTCGGTGGCACCGAGTTGGCGAGCATGACCCAGGACTACGGCCTGGAGGACGTTATCCCGCGCAAGGATATTGAGAACGCTCGAAACACCAACTTCGATCCCGTAGGCAACGCCACGGAATTGCTCATGGAGCTAATCATGCTCCAGCGCGAGCAGCGAGTAGCCGCAGTCGTTCACAACGCCGCGACCTACCCGACCGGCTACAAAGAAACGCTGTCCGGAACGGACCAGTGGGACGACGCAGCCAGCAAGCCAATCGTCCAGATCAGCGACGCCCTGGAGGTGCCGTTCATGCGCCCCAATGTTTTGGTTACTAACGGAGCCAGTTTGCTGGCGCTGCGACGCAACCAGAACGTGGTCAAGGCGTTCCACGGCAACACCGGTGACGACGGCATGGTTCCGGTTTCATTTTTGGAGCAGCTATTTGAGCTCACAATTCTGACCGGCCGCGCACGCTATAACTCGGCCAACAAAGGGCAGACGCTCGCGTTGTCCGAATTGTGGGGCAACAACGCAGCGCTGCTTTACCTGAACCCGAGCGCCGCACCGAGCAAGGGCCTGACTTTCGGACTCACGGCAGAGTACGAATCGCGCATCGCCCGCAGCAAAGAGGACAGCGACATCGGCCTCCGCGGCGCGACAGTGCTCCAAGTAGGCGAGTCCGTGAAGGAATTGGTCATGGCAGCCGACTGCGCCTATTTCTTCAGCGCCACGCTGTAAGACAAGCCCAACCAGGGCTCCCGCAGGAGCCCGCCACCCAGGGAGCCAATCATGGCTAAAAAATCTTATACAGTAGTTTCAGCGGTACGAGTAAACGGCAAGCGATACGCGGAAGGCGCGCAGCTCCAGTGCGAACCCGAAGCCATCGACGGCATCGAGCATTGCGTCACCGAGGGCAAGCGCTCAACGAGGCAGGCCGAGCTAGACGCCACAGCAGCCAAAGAGGCGGCCGAGGCAGAAAAAGCCGCAGCAGTAGCAGCAGCCGCCCAGGAGCAAGCCGACAAGGAAGCAGTAGAGGCCGAAGCAGCAGCAGCCGCAGCAGCTAAAGGCTAACAGCCGCAACGCAAGCCAGGAGGCCGTCGGGATAAACCCTGGCGGCTTTTTGCGTAAGGAGACAACGAATGTATTGCACAAAACAGGACCTACTAGACCGCTTCGACGAGGCCGAGCTACAGACCCACGCCTGGGATCAAAACACTAACGACTTCGACGATGAGAAAATAACGAAGGCGTGCCAGGACGCGACCGACGAAGTTAACCTCTACATCGGCAGCGTAGCGGTAATCGACCCGCAGGCCATACCAACAATCATCGCCCGGATAGCCGCCGACATTGCCCGCTACCACATCCAGGCGCGCCGGCCGCTCGACGAGACCAAAGAGCGATACAAGACCGCCATCAAGATACTCCAGGACATAGCCGCCGGCAGGGCGACGCTACCCGTAGAGGCGCAGCAGGACACCAGCGGCAGCGTCGAGGCGCTAAAGGGCTACGACGACCGCGTATTCACCGACGAGACACTAGACGCGTTCGTGGGCGACTAGATGGCCGCGAACCTAGAGCTAGACGCGAGCCAGATCAACGAGCTAGTCAACAAGCTACTGCAGAACCAGAACGGCTCAGGGCTACTAGACCGGCTCGGGCAGATCATGGTCGCCGATACGCAGTTCAACTTCCTCGGGCAGAAGAGCCCAGACGGGATCCCCTGGAAGGGCATCAAGCGGAAAGGGCAAATACTTAGGGACACCAGCAGGCTCCGGAACAGCATCACCTACGACGTAGCAAACAACACCTCAGTCCGGATAGGCACCAACGTCGAATACGGACGCCTTCACCAATTCGGATTCAAAGGAACCGTCCAGGTAGCCGCTCACGCCCGACTAATAACCCAGGCATTCGGGAAAAAGCTCAAGTTCCCCGTTTACCAAAGCGTCGGCGCTCACACCAAATACATGAACGTCGCGGCAAGGCCATACATGGGCTTCGGGCCCAGGGCGATCCGCAAAATCGACAAAGCGGTCAAGCAGTACGGAGACGAGCTCATCGAGTAGGAAATATCCCAACTATTGCAGGCCACAGCTATGACGTACAAATACACCAGAAGCAGGAAGGACCAGCATGGGATTGTTTAACGATGCGCTCGACACAGTCACCCAAGCGCTAGACACCGCGCTCGGGAACGACATAGAAGTGCGGGACCACCCGGGCCGGTTTACCGACGACGAGTTCGGAAAAATATTACTAAAGCCGCGAAGCGTGCGAGTAGCGATAGAGCAGATTCCAGACGTAGAAGTCGAAGGCGACGGAGTCCGGAAAGCAACAGTCAGGTTCGTCGCATTCATATTGTGCGCCGACACCCGAGGAGAGGACCGCCACAAAGCGGCCCTCGAAATAGTAGAGCAGATCACAGGGATCGTCGTCTACAACAGGTGGGGCAAGCCCGAGCAGTTCAGGTCCGTCGCACCAGATACGATCACCGCCGAGAACCTTTACAGCGGCGAAATAGACAACGGAAAGGGGCTGGCTTGGTGGGCAGTTTCCTGGACACAAGCCATCCAGAGGAGATAGATCATGGCACGAGTAGATCGCAGTTACATCGGTAAAGGCCCGCTTTATATTCGGGACCGAGCCGCCGGAGGCTTCGCGCCAATGGGCAACACTTCCGTTCTCGCCGTCTCATTTGACGAGGAGAAAAAAGAGCTCAAAGACTACACCACCGAGGGCGGCGGTAACGCCAACGTGCTCACCTCGATTACCGGCATGACCGGATCGGTCACGGTGCACGACGTCAGCGTAGCAAACCTCGCGTTGTTCCTTCGCGGCACAGAAGGCGGCCAAACGGCCGGCTCACAGCTTGACGAAGCACACCCGACCACCGGAATCGGCGGCGAGTTCATCCCTTTTGATTCGCTTGTTAACAAGGCGGCACCAGGGCTCACAGTTACGCTTACCGGCGGCACAGCCTGCGTTTTAGGCACCGACTACCAGCTTGAGAACAACGGCATCGTGACCATCGACGGCGGCAACATCGACGCCACCGGAATTCTGGTCGACTACACCAAAGACGACGCCGAAGTGCTCGAAGCATTAACCGCGTCCGGAGCAGAGTACGAACTCTACTTCAACGGCGTAAACGAAGCCCAGGGCGGCGACCTCATCACCCTGCGAATGCACCGCGTGAAGTTCAGCCCAGCCCAGGACTTGAACTTCATCGGTGACGAGTTTGGAGAAATGACCGCCGACTTCGAAGTGCTATCCGACGGTAATATCTCCGGCGCAGGCATCTCGAAGTTTATGAGGGTGCAGCAAAAAGCCCCATAAGCCAGAGCAGTAAGCAGGACCGCGACGCCGCTAACCTGTAGCGTCCAGATCAAGGGGCAGGCCAATCGGCCGCCCTTTTTTTATACCCCAGGGAACACCAAATGGCCCTAAAAGAAACCGCGCTCAATATCATTATCCGTTTAAAGGACCTCACGAAGCAGGGCCTCGATAAATTCAGAACGGAGATCAAGGACACCAACGTCGAGGCCGAAAAGGCCGGAGGCGAATCAGGTGGCCTAGCCAAAATGGCAAAGCGGGTCGGTGCGCTAGTAGGCGCGGCCGTGGGGTTTGCCGCAGTAAAAAACGCCTTTACAGCAGTGCTATCCACCGGCGACAAGTTCGAAAAGCTCGCCATTCAGATGCGCGCAGTCATGGGCAGTATCGAGGAAGGCGACAAGGCCACCGGCTGGATAAAGGACTTCGCAACTAATACACCGCTCCAGCTAGAGGGCGTGACCGACGCATTCCTGCGGCTCAAGAACTTCGGCCTCGACCCAATGGACGGCACCCTACAGGCGATCGTCGATCAGAACGAAAAGCTGGGCGGCGGCCAGGAGAGGTTAATTGGTATCGCCAACGCGCTCGGGCAGGCTAACGCAAAAGGAAAGCTCCAGGCCGAGGAAATGCTCCAGCTCATAGAGCGAGGCGTCCCCGTATACGAGCTACTCAGCAAAGCCACCGGCAAGACGGCCGCCGAAATCCAGGACATGAGCGCCGCCGGAGCGCTCGGAAAGGACGCCATAAAGGCCCTAATTGACGAAATGGGCAAGTCGTCCACCGGCGCAGCCGCGGCCAACATGAGCTTGTTGAGCGGCCTCGTATCGAACCTAAAAGACACCTGGGTCAATTTCTTAAACGCCATCTCCGAAAGCGGCGCACTAGAAGATTTCAAGAATCGCATCGCCTCCGTTTCCGAACGAATCAAAACGCTATCAGACGACGGCACGCTCCGGCGCTGGGCGCAGCAAGTAAGCGACGGAATGGTAGCGGTATTCTCCGCTATATCCCTATTCACCCAGGCGGTCGTCGCCTCCATACCAGCGATCAAATTGCTAGGCGCGGCCTGGTTAGGACTAAAGCTATCCGAGGGCATCAAAAACGTAACCAGCCTGGGCGCGGCATTCGGCGGCACACTAACCGGCGGCGTATCTAAAGCAACCGTCGCATTGCGAGCGCTAGGCCCCCTTGTGACAGGCCTCGCGTGGGCGGGATTGATTCAAGCGGTAGCCCTCACCGTCAGCAGATTTCAGGACCTAATAGCCGCGAGGAAGGAGCTAGACAAATCGCTCCAGGGGAAAGCGGGCCTGGAGGACGAAGCAGCGCAGCGCATGGCGCAATTCGCCGAGCAGACCGGCATAGCCGTCACCAGCCTCGACGATATGATCAAAATGCAGGAGGAAGGCACCGCAGTATTCGATCGAGCCAACGAAAAATGGATCACCGGCACAGACGCTATCGCCGAATACAACGCCTCGCTCGACCTAACATCCCGCGCAGTAAGCGACACCGCGGACGCAATAAAATCCGAGCTCGAATTAGCAGTCGAATCGGCCACTACAAAGTTCCAGGCGCTAACAGCGGAGGGCGAAAAGTCAGGCGAGGCCCTAGACACAATATTCAAAGACTACGACCTCACCGTCACCCAGGACGTCGGCGAAGTAATAGCGATCCTAGCGGACCTCGCAGAGCAGGGCCTCATCACAGCGGACACCATCAAGGAAAGGCTCGGCGCGGCGTTAAAGGACCTAAGCGCGAACGAGCTATCGGCATTCGCAATAAACGCGCAGTTTGCCTTTGAGCAGGGCATAAACGGAGCCGACGAATTCGCCACCACGATAAACGAGACCGTTACCGCGGCGCTAAAAAACCTCAACGTAGACCTCGGCCTAGTAACCGACGGAATCAGCGACGTCGGCCAGGAGGCAATCCGCAACTTCGGCGTGGTAGCGGACAACATAGCTCAGAGCGGTGACGCGGCTGACATAGCCGGCAAAAAGATCATCGCCGCATTCCAGGCCGCCTTTGCAAAAGTCAAAACCGACGCAGGGAAAAAGCAGCTACTAGAAGCGCTCAGAGCCCAGCTAGTAGCGGGAACCATAGACGCCACGCAATACGCCGCGGCGTTGAAATCAGTAGGCGACGATGCCGAGGCAAGCGACGCAAAGATCAACGGGCTCACCGAGCGCCTGCGCGTCCTCCGTAGCGAAATGGCCGGAGCCGGTGAAGCGGGCGCGGGACTAGGCGACGGCGTGGAGGCTGGAGCAGCCAAAGCCGGCAGCGCAATGGCATTTCTAATCGACGCGATAGAAGGCTACAGGGCACAGCTACAGGAACTCTCCTCCGGCGCGGCCCAGGCATTCGACCAGCTAGCGCTTGGCGCGGCAGAGCCAATGGACGAGCTAGAGGCCCTACAGTCTCGGCTCAAGCAGGTATCGCTCGAAATAGGCAACATCCGACTGGAAGGGCTTGCTCTCGCCGACACCAGCGGAATGCAAGGCTATCTCAAAACATTGCGAACCGAGGCCCGAAAAGTAGAGGAAGCATTCCTAGAGCAGACCATCGCAGCGCGGCGGCTATTCCAGAGTTTCGAGGACGGCAGCGTCACCCAGGAGGATTTCATCCGTCGGGCGCAGCAAATGGTCGAAAGCAGCGACCTGCTAAACGACCAGGACCTCAGCAACCTAACGCAAGGAATACAGCGCGCCAGCCAGGAAATGGACCGGCTATCCGACTCCACAGACCGAGCCCTGGGCGCGCTACAAGACAAGCTAGACCGACTCAGGGGCAACATAGAAGCCGTCGAGCAGCGCAACCTGCAGCGCGATATAGCGACCCTAGAGGCCGAGCTAGAGCAGGCCCGCTTCTTCAAAAACAAGGACTCCATCGCAGACCTAGAGGCGTCGCTGAAATTAACCCGAGAAATATACGACCTGGAAGCCAAAAACAGGGCCGAGGACAAAGCGCAAAAAGCCGCCCAGGATCAGGCGAAATCACGCACCGCAGCCTCCCAGGAGCCGAACGCTACAAAGCCGACAGCAAACACCGGAGCCCAGCAAGTCATAGAGCTAAAGCTCGGCGGGCAATCGGTCAACGTAAGCACCGATAATCCCTCGCAACTACTAAACCTGCTAGCGCAGGCCGGACTGAGGACCAGCTAAATGCTAATCGACGGAATAACGCTATCCAACCAATTTGACTGGCGCAACGAGTTTGAATGGTCGCCAGTAGCGCAGACCCAGGACCGGAGCGTCACCGGCGCATTTCTCGTACAGGAGCAGCAAAAGACATACGGCCGACCGATTGACCTAGTAGGAGGCGAGGACGCCGTCTGGCACGATAGAGCGACCGTGGCAGCGCTAAAAGCAAAGGAGGATATCGTCGGCCACCAATTCGACGTTACACTACCCGACGGGCAGACCTTCAAGTGTATTTTTAACCGAGACACCGGCGCAGCTATCCAGGCGCGCCGGCTCACCCGATACGGCGGCACGCCCCAGGCGACCACCGATTACGTTATCGAAATAATCCGACTAGTGACCGTGGAGCCATAAAATGTCTATCAATCCCGAGGACGTCAAACTATACGAAAGCCAGCGACTCAGCGACGAGAACGACGGCGGCGGCAGGGCGACAGGCCGCGAAGTAATCGACGGGAATATAAATAATCTATTCGAGGACATAAGCCGCCTCGATAGGACCGTCGGTGACGTAGCGCTCCGGAAGGCGTTTGTCGGCGTAGACACTAACAATAGCGATCTTTACCTGGGCGCGCACGCTATCATCACAGAGCCGCCAGCGGACCCGCTAGTCAACGTCCTCATATTCGACGCGGGCAACGAGTACGACGAGCGGGCGAGCGCCCAGGACCGTATAGAATCATACGTCGTCCAGGGAGCGGCCGCGCAGTTTGAATTCATAGGCAACCAGTTCGAAAACCAGCGTCAGATCGTCTGCATCCAGCGACTAGAGACCGCGCTGCCGGCTACAGGCGACGTCTACCTTATCAAAGAGGGCAATGACGAGCAGTACGTCCGGATCACCCAGGTAGACGCGGAACCGACAGTATTTAGCTACGAGACCAGCAGCGGCTTCGTTGACTTCACCCGTATGCGGCTCGTCCTATCCATAAGCGCACCGCTAGAGCAAACCTTCACCGGCGGGCAGCCGACACCAGGAACCACCACCGGCAACAATAACGCCAAAATATTTGGCACCGAAGTCGCCGACGCGGCCCGCTATTGGGGCGTCAAAAAAAGCGAGGAGCCGGCATCTGTAGGCGACCTCAAGATCAAAGTCGACAGCATATACAGCAGCCTAGTCCCGAGCGCGCAAAGCGAGCAGCCGCTACTCAATCAGGTGGCAGGCTACGAGTCCCTGATCGTAATAGCAGGACGAGCGAACGCTATTAGCGAGGCCATCACCGGCACCTACACCAGCGGAACAAACTTCCAGGTATTCACCAACAGGGCCTGCGTGCGGCGCAGCCTATCGCTAATCATCGGCGGCAGCTCGTACACCGACAACGGCAGCGGCATCCTAACCAGGGCGAGCGGATCATTCCCATTCGCTACACTCAACGTCGACTACGATAGCGGCGCAATATTCGGGACCAGGGACAGCGGCACCGGCTCGGGCAACGTCACCGGAACAGCCAGCTACATCCCAGGCGCAGGCTTCACCGGCCGAGCGGTATCGCTCCAAAGAGAAATCACAATCAACAACCGCGGCTACAACTGGACGTACACCTTCGCCCAGGATAAACCGCGACCAGGAACCATGATCGTAAGCTACATGGCGCAGGGGCGCTGGTACGAACTACGCGACAACGGCACCGGACAGCTAATAGGGACCGGCACCGGTTCAGTCGACTACGCAACGGGCACCACGCTAGTCACCACCGAGGCGCTCCCCGACGTAGGCACCGCCATAATCTACAACTGGATAATGGATATCGACGAGGAATACGAGACGCACGAAGGCACCATCGCCGACTGGATACCAGAAATCCAGGTCCAAATGGACGACGCCCTAGTCCCAGGCACCATCACGATCACATACACCAGCGGCGGCAACCTAAAAACCGTCACAGACGACGGCGCAGGAAACCTCCAGGGCGACGGCGAAGGCACGATCAACTACACCAGCGGGCTCGCAAAGCTCAAGCCGATAACAATCCATGACGACGGCACGACCTTCGACGCCACCTACACCAGCGGCATCGCCTTCAACGAGAATTACGAAAACTATAGCGCCGGCACCAGGATAACATCGGGCACCTTTGACAACGTGCCGGTCTCGCCAGGAACCGTCGAGATAATGATGGCCCAGCGCCAAACTGGGCGCGGCGTTGACTATCTGTCCGCACGCGTCCTTGTGCGCGACGACGGTGCCGGCGGCTGGCTTGGCGGCATAGGCGGATCTATCGACTACCAAACCGGCTATTGGGAAATAGTAAAAGCGGAAAACTACGCCTACAGCTATCAAGAATGGTATCGCTGGGAGGCACCAGCAAGCGGATGGGAAAGTAGCATCCGAACAGTAAACGTCACCGGGCTCAGATACCTAAAAGAGAGCTATTACGCGAAGTATCGACAGGCGGGCGACCCGAACATCCCAAGCGCGCTTGTCGGATACAATCCTGGAGCGCTAGAGGTAAAGCTAGTCCCAACAGGCGACGACATAATCATCGAGGACAGCGTCCTCTTTGTGTTTGGCGGTCAGAAATACTACGACCGCGACGGCATTATATACCGCGGATTTGACAGCAAAACAGGAGCCGGAACAGCAGTCGGTACCATCGACTACCAGGAGCGGATCGTCACACTAAACACCTGGACAGGAGGAGCAGCCCCAGGCGTGAACATACTAAGCCTCACGACCGCAGGCAAAACATCCTTCGCAACCAGCATGGTATTCAGAACACCAGGGGCACCGATACGGCCAACATCGCTTCAAATAATTGTGACCGACTTAGAAGGCAACATCATAAACATCACCAGCGACAGCGAAGGCGACCTCATAGCGCCAGGGGTTATCGGAAAAGTCAACTACCAGACCGGCATCGTCGCGCTCAGTTTCACGACCGACGAATCAGACGCCACCGGAGCGAGCATGACGCCGGTCCAGGGAAACGGCATCTACAACGCCGTTCTATTCAGCTTCCTACCACTAGACGCCGAGCTAATAGGCCTCGATCCGGTACGCCTGCCATCCGACGGCAGAGTCCCGATATACCGAACAGGCGACGTCGTAGTCATAAGCAACAACCAGGAAGTTGATATAGGCACGCCGGCAGACAACGCCGCAATCGACCTGGGCGATACCTTCATAGCCTCAGCGATCGTTTACGACAGCACCGGCAAAGCAATGGACCCAGCGCAGTACACCGTCGCCAAAGAGCAGGGCATCGTGCAATTCGCCGACCCCGTTCTACTGCAGGACGCGAACACCAATCCCATCACCGCGCCGCTAACGATCAAATATCGCATAGAGCACATGACGCTGCTCAACGACGTACAGATCACCGGCGAGCTATCATTCATAGCGCCGCTAGCGCACGACTACCCAGCGGGATGCTCGGTAAGCTCGGCCTTGCTTTGGGGCGACTTGAATAGCCGCGTCTATTCGGAGTTCACGCAAAAAGTCTGGAACAGCGGAGACCCCAACTGGACCGACCAGCGCCAGGGCGATGAAACGACGGCGCAATACAACAACATCGACAATCCAATCGAGTACGCCAACAACGGCGCAATCACTGAAAAATGGGCGCTGTGGTTCTACAGCAGCACTTCATTTTACATAGTAGGCGAGCAGCTCGGCGTCATAGGCCAGGGGAACATCAACGGCGACACCGCGCCAATGAACCCCAACAAAAACGAGCCATACTTCGTCGTTCGACAGGCCGGCTGGGGAATAGGCTGGGCAACCAATAACGTATTGCGGTTTAATACCGAGGGCTGCCTCGGACCTATATGGCTATCCCGCACCACGCTATCCGGACAAGCCACCCAGGCCAACGATCAGTTCACCCTACAGCTACGAGGCGACGCAGACTAATGCCACTAGGACAGGACTCAGGGAAAGTTTCGGGCGTCATAACGCTACTAGGCGAGCCGGTCGAACGGAACGTCATAGCACTAAGCTATCACCCGATAGACCTCGCAGGCAGCGACGACGGAGCCGGCTTTCCGCTCAAGATACGGCAGGTCATGGGCACAGCGCGATCCAACGCTCTAGGCGAATACCAAATCGACCTAGAGGGCTTCCTCGGCGAAGTAATCATCATCGCACTAGACGATTACGGCGACCGATGGACGCCGGGCACCGCGTTCAGCGTAGGCGATATTATTCGCCCGACACCAGGAAACGAGACCGGCTACGTTTATCGCTGCCTCGTCCCAGGCGGCAGCTTTCCAACAGAGCCCGCATGGTGGATTAACGCCGGCGGCAACGAAACCGGAAGCGTGGGCAGCGCCACCTTCGAGGCCATAGAATCCTGGTGGCCGCTCGCGCACGCGCCAGTCGTTCCGGAATTTATAGCCTACGACGGCGTTTTGATCGACGAATACTTTAATGACATAGTCCTGCTGACGCACGCGGAGACCAGCGACATAGACGTTTTACTAGACCCGTTTTTCAGCGACGTCGTATTCATAATGACCGGAGACCCGCAGGTCGCAGCCAACGCCCAGGACATTACCGACCAGGGCCCAGTCGGCTACGCGCTCAACCTTCTAGGCACGCCGGCGCTAACAGCGATAGAGAAGCCTCCAGGAAGCTACACCGGCAGCATCGCATTCGACGGCAACGGCGATGAAATAAAAACCGCAGTCGCAAGCACCGACTTCGGATTTCACCCCAACGCAATGACGGTCGATTTTTGGATCAAGCTCCGCCCGGACGCAGACCCAAACTATATCGTCACAAACCGCGACGGCACGAATACAGCAAACCGCTGGAACATAGAGCGCCGGACCGACAATAGGCTGGCGTTTTACATGAGAAACGCCGCAGCACAGCAGAGCTCATCGATTACCGATATAGCGCTCACAGACGACACATGGCACCACGTCGCCTTCGTTCTCCAGGGCACCAACGGCACATGGTTTATCGACGGCGTGCAGCGGAACACCACAGCCAGCATGATCCGCAAGCCCAGCGAGGTATCCGACAACCTCCAGATCGGAGCATCCTCTCCCGACCCATTATGGGACTTTAACGGCTGGCTCGCGCAGCTAAGAATCACCAGGGCCGCAAGATACACCGAATCATTCACGCTACCCAGCGCGCCGCTGCCGCTACAGAGATCGACCTACTACAACGGCATCGTCAATCAGATAAGCAACGCCCTCCAGGTCGCGCCAGCGCGCTACGCCTACCTCAAAGAGGACGCAGGAGCGGCGCAGTTTGGCACCGGATCAATCGACACAATAGATTCCTGGATCGACATACTAAGCAGCACCCAGGACCAGCCCCTATATTTCAGCACCGCGGACTACACTTTAGAGTTTGCCATCAAGCTAAACACCCACTTCGATGGCAAGACGATCTTGGACACCGCTTTCAACGGCGTAAGCAACGGCATCGCGCTACGGCATAACACCGGAGGCGGCCTAGTCGTCACAATAGGCGGCGTCGCCCGTTTTACTACAAGCCCACTGACAGCCGGACCCTACTATCACCTCGCATTCAGCCGAAACTCAGGCGTCACGCGCTTTTTCCTGCAAGGAATAAAGCAGGGCAACGACATAAACGACGGCAGCAACCTACTACTGCAGCAGATAAGGATCGGCGCTAACGCCTCAGGGCTAGAGCGAATCAGCGGCAACATAGACGAAATCAGAATCACTAAAGCCGGCAGGTATACCGAGAACTTCGCGCCACCAATAGAGCAATACCCCGACTCCAAATACGAGATCGGCCAGGGCGACGCAGCAGTATACGAATGGATCGACGCGCTAATCCTAAACCACAACTTCATGCAGGGCAGTGGCTTCGACAATTGGATACGGGTCGTCTACGGCGGCCTCACTGCCGACTTCCCCATCGTCATCACCGTCATGGTCGACGACAGCGACCAGCCGGCCTCCGGAACCAGAGGCTGGAGAGGCGGCGGCGTAAACCGGCAGGTCAACTTTGAGCAGACCATAGCGATACCCAGCAACATAGAGCTAATGAACCTTAGGGCTTTTCTATACCACGACGCCGGCGACCAGGACTGCAGCGGCATATTCGTCCAGTACTTCGACGACCAGGGCCAACGGATAAAAGGATTCGGCGACTACCACCGAACTACAAGCGGAAACGCTAGCCACAGCGTAAACGACGACGAAGAGACAGTAGGGCCGCTCAAAGAATATATCGACAACACCACCTGGGTCCCGCCAGGAGCCGTCACAGCAAAGATCGGCTGGTTCGCTACCAGGCAAGGACTAACCACCCATATTCTAAGCGCCGGAGGCGACAACGTCCGCATCCGATGGGGCCGCGACACCAATAGCGGATACAGGCCCGCGATTACTAAGCTACCCATTGCAAACGAGGACTTCTGGCTGGGCAATTTTGCGGGATGGGAGATAACCGGCAATCCCTACCTAGACACCGGAAACGAATATGTGGACACCGGCAGCTATGCGATGGTCGGCGGATCAAACTCCCTGCAATCGGATGCCCGCCAAACCGTCGCAATGCCCGCCGGCGAGTTCAACTACGCGAACTGCATAATCCACGGTACAAACGGAGGCGAGGATTGTGATCAAGCGACCGGACATTTCCTATTTAAAAACATCAACGACACCGTTTTGCTCAAAAAAGTAGTCCCAGGCGCAAAAGGTGGCTCCGAGAAAGTCACCGGCAACAGGCTCGTCGCAATACCGCCAGGAACCGCAAAAATCGAGGCAATACTCAGCTACAGAAGGGTGGCGGGAGCCGTACTAAACGCCTCCGTCGATTGGGTCAGGGTCGACCTGATGTTTCTATACCCGCCGCAAATAGAAGCGCTCACCCCGAACGCCTAAAGGGCCGCCATGTATACAGCGCCGCTCGGGACAATCGTAGATTTCAATCTAGCGGTCCCAAACTACAAAACGCCGGCATCCTCCAGGGTAAACTTCTACCTCGGGCAATCCGGGGTGCCGCCCCAGGCGACCGCTGTCCCGAGCGCTATATCGACCATCAACCTCGCATGGGTAAAGCCGGAGCGGCACAACCAGGACAGGCGCGAGGGCTGGAACGACGCGACCGAGCGACAGCTATCCACCCGCATCAATATAGACAGCGCCAGCGTCATAACAGACCAGGGCCGGAGCGGCCGCTGGAAGCCCGCTACTCAACAGGACAAGGGCCGCGGCATAGCCTGGGAGCCAGCCAATCCCTACGACCAAAGCGCGGCATTAGCCTACAAGCAAGCGATAGCGAAGGACCGCGACCGCGCCAGGATACGGTGGCAGATAGCCGGCGTGATCCTCGATTACACAAAAAGCTCCGCTTTTTTAATCAAAACGCCCTACAAAGACACCAAAAAAAGCGAGCAATGGTTCACCACCGACGACTTCGGGCCGCTATGGCGCAGGCCGCAAAACCTGCCGGCAGAGCTAGCCAACCCCGTAATCGGGCGCGCCGACTTCGGCTTCCTACAGCTCCGGAGGGCCGAAATTGGAACGCCTACGAGGATGCCAATCGCCCCAGCCTTTCAGCCTCACCCATCGCAGCCAAAGGAGTACATCGTCCAGGGGCCGTGGCTAGTAGGCGCGCCGGTTAATTCACGCTACCAGATACCCTGGGGCCCTGGCGGGCAGCGCGATAAAACGCTTAACTTCGATTACGAGGATTACGAAGGACCGATCACCGACCCAGGCGATACAATAATCGCCATCGAACTGGAGACCCACCTCACCATGAACACCGTCAACGTGAAGCGAGTAAGCGACCAGACGCCGATAGATATGCAGGACATTACTATCGCGCTCGACACCGACTCATGGGCTTGGGCAATCACCGGCCAAGTGCTAGGGACCGCCGGCCTAGCGATGATCGAACCGACCGCCCAGGGATTGATAGACATAGAAGTCGAGATCAACGGCCACACCTGGATATTTATGATAGAGAGCTACAGCGGGAACCGTAAGCACTCAGACGAGCGCTTCAACGTCCGCGGCGTAAGCCGGACCCAGATACTAGCCTATCCATACGCCAGCCAGATAAGCGGCAACGTCAGCAGCACAGCCCAGGCCACCCAGGTAATCGACGACGCGCTATTCGGCACCGGATTCACCATAGGATGGCAGACAACACCCTCCTGGGCGATTGAGGCCGGCGCATTCAGCTACCAGGACCTATCGCCGCTAGCACTAGCCAAGCGCATAGCAGACGCCGCAGGAGCTATCCTAGTGCCGCACAAGGCAAACCAATCGCTCACCCTACAGCCGAGGCTACCCATATCGCCCTGGGCGCTGACAGCGGCCACATTGGGGCAGCTAGACGCTCAAATACCCATGAGCATGGTCAACCAGCAAAGCCTCAACTACGAGCCGGCACCGCTATACGACAGCATCTACCTATCCGGCACGACGAAGGGCGTCGCCAATCTAGTAGAGCTATTCGGCTCCGGAGGGCTACTACAAGCGCCGGACGTATTCGACGACCTACTCACAGACACCGACGTCACCCAGGAGCGGGCGCGCCAGGAGATAGGCAACAGCGGCGCGAAGGGTATCTATTCAATAACGCTCCCGATACCCGAGGCGCTAATAGCACCAGGGCTGCTGGAGCCAGGAATGATGATCGAGACCGTAGAAGGCAACACTACATGGCGAGGATACGTCCTCGGCGTTAGCATAAGCGCGCCCAGGAGCGGAGCGGCGAAGGTTGAACAGACAGCTACAATCGTGAGGTTCTACGAACATGAGTAAAAAAGCGACGATCAATCCAGTCCAGAAATTCAAAGAGCTACTCCCAACAGGCTCCAGGACCTACGGCACTATCGCCAGCGTAAACACCGGAGACAACACCAGCATCGTAACGCTCCAGAGTACGAGCCAGATCGTGGTCAAGGGAAGCGCCTACACAGTAAGCGACCGCGTGCTAGTAGTGGACGGAGAAATCAGGCAAAAGGTCCCGACGCTACCCTTCAACGCCATCACGATATTCTAAAATGATCCACGCGCCGAGCGACGCGGGAGGGTAAAGGTTTATCCGGTCGACTAGGGATTCACGACCACCCGAACATGGCAGCGGGAGCTCAAGAACACCACGCCACCACCCTTGCGAGGGCGATCCAGGGGCACGACGGCAACCTGACCGACGCGCACCGGACCTCCACGATAGAGCGTTTTGATACCTACGCGCCGGAAAGTCTCATCGGTACGCAGGAGAACAAACACTTCGCCCGAAACCACCTCTCGCAACTCAATAGTATCGCTCATGGCAGGTAATCCCCGCGGCGCAGATCACGTTTGCCGCGCAAAGCATTGTGATACCTACGCCGCCGCCGGAAGCGAATAATCGAGGCGGCAACAATAAATCCGCCAAAAATAACAAAGAACCCAACGAGGAGAGCCTCCCAATAATAGCCAGCGATATTCACTAATCGACCTCCCCAGGGCTACCGGTAGCACGAGACACATGGACCGTCGCCCAGGCATCGACCGCATCGCAATGGCGCAGCACAATATGCCTCGCTAGATCCCCGACCCAAACAAACCAGGGAGACTTCTGGCTCCCCAGCTTGAAGGCGGCGACCGGCAAAGAGCACGCGGCCGCACGTTCGCTCGCAACGTCCTGGGAAAGGCCCCAAAAGCGGTCGCAAACATCGAAAAGCGGAACGATAGCGCCCAACTCGGCCGACAGCACCGCTGTCGCTAGCTCAACGTTTTGATCCAATTCCGGCCTCATTTTGGGCCTCCAATTTGAGCAATCCAGGACAAGGCTACGGAAGCCGGACAGTTGAACGCCTTAGCCACAGCCAGAACAATATCCCGATCCGAAGGCCGAGGGCTACCAGAAGCAGCGGAAGGAGCCTCCGCAATTGCAGTCTCCGGACCCGCAATTGCAGCAGGGACAACAGGGACCGCGGGCTCACTAACCGGCGTATCGACCACCGGAACAGCAGCAGCGGCCTCGCGGCGATCTCGCTCGGCACGCTCCTCGGCGCGGCGCTTGCGCTCGTTTTCCTCATATTCAGCAATACGCCCTTGGACCAGCCGCAGCAGATCGTCTTTATCCTTCAAGACAATATCCCGCAGATCAGCAAACAGCGGATCGAAACCGGCCGCATGGGTACGGAGCAGTTCCAGGTTAGCGGCAATTTTGGCAGCGATAGACGACGCCTCGACCTTCACCCGAGCCAACTCGACGCCGCAGGCATCGCGCAAGCTATCGAAATTACGCTTACCCTTCATAGCACCAGCGAAATCCGGAGAGAGGTGAGGGATAGAGACATTGCCCTGCAGGCCGCTATTCAGTTCGTCCACATAATCGACCCAGGCCGCCTTGTGCTCATTCAGGATTTCAGAGCGCAGCGCTTCCTTCCGCGACTTCACTAGCTTTTCTAATTCCAGGCGCACCGACCGAGCCTCGGCATCAATTTCATCGATAGCCAGGAACAACGACTCGATGCTAGAGGTTTGGGATAGCGCCTGGGACTTGGCCGATTTGAGTTTATCCTCCGCGCCCTTGCACCACTTGATGGTCGACTCGGCATTAGCGAAGTCGGTATCCGTAACCAGGGTCCGATTGATGCCACCAAACACCGCCAGAGCGTGCTCACGGAACGCATCAAGGTTTGAAGCCGTCACCATACCGGTAACGTCGATGCGTAGCGTAGGCAGTTGATCTGGAGCCCTACCGACGACCACCGGAGCAGCCTCGCGGTGTTCGTAAGTAGCCACCTCGGCATCAAACAGAGCCCAGGAAGCTAGCAGTTTCTCCTCGTCAGCGGGATCGAGCACGAATTTCAGCGTGACCGTATTCTCCGGCGCGCCATCCGTAACCATATAAACGCAGTATTCAGCGCGGGAAACGACGAGTTGCTGGACGACCTGCCAGTAGTCGACCTCCGGCAATACGCCGGCAAGAACATCGGCGGCCTTCGATTCATTCCAGGACTTGCACTCCCAAATAATAGACTCGCACATCGTAACGCCATCAAACGACGCGGACAGATAGCCATCATCATCGGTAGCAGTAACAGGAAAAAGCTCATCACCCAGGAAGCCCTCGGCAATAGGGCGAGCGAGCGCCTCAATATCGTGGCCGGACTGGAACAGCACCTCCAGGACCCAGCGCGAATATTCAACTGATTCGCCAGTAGCCCGCAGCCGGATCAGGTCCGACCGTTTAGTATGGCCGACGCCCATCATACAAGGAGCCTCGGAAGCAGGCCGGCAGGAGGAACGCAAAGCGCTCCATTCAGCAGAGCCCTGGACTACGTTCGCAATTCTCATACAATTTCTCCTTCAACAGGCGCGCAGTTGGATATAGCCACCTTTTGCTTTTCAGTAAGCGATCCCTTCGACTGCACCGTAGCGATAACCTCGGCAGGCGTTCGCTTGCCGGACTCGATCAAAACGCGCCATTTAGGCAAATTGGAATCGAACAGAGCGACCGGATAGAACACCTCCTCCGGCTCACTAGCGACAGCAGGAGCTACCTCGCGCTCGCCGCCCAGCGCTTCGATGGCCTCGTCATGCTCAACAATACCGCCCAGGCCGAAAGCATAGCGGGAGCATTGAATAGCGGTCTTGTGGCGCAGCATACGACGAGGGCGATCACGCCAGGGGTCCGTAGATTGCTTGCACTCGGACAGCCACTCGGTAACGACCGTGGGATGCTCACGATCCTTGCGGTAGATAGTACAAGTGACCGAAACGAAGGTACCGGCCGAGTCGTCGTTCTCGACCAGCTCCATGCCGTCAAATTGGGGGTGGGCATTGATAATCGACATCCAGCCGTCGATAGACACCACCGCTTGGATACCGCCACCCTTCGCAGGAAAGGCATAGATTTCCTTCTTGAGCGGGTCCAGTTGATAGTTGTTAGCAACAGCCAGGAAGGCAACGAACAGCTCATTCGTAACAACCAGCGGGTTTTTGTGGGCATCTTTCGCCGGCATAACCGTCGCCTTAATAACGGCCTCCAGCTCCCTGGCCTCGATCCCCAAGCGCTCGGACATAGCCGCCAGAGGCGAGCCAACGACCGCAAGCGTTTTAGTATTGGCAACCATAAGGTCACTCCTTTTTATATACCGGAGAATACCGGCTTGGAGTGACTATAAACAATAACGTGGGGCATTGGAAGGCAAAATAGAAGGTAAATGAGCGTCGTGTAGCATTGCCGCGCATACCGGATGAAAGGCTATAAAAGCGCCGAGCGGCCCATAAATACCACGACCCCAGCGACCAATAAAGCATCCTCACGATCAGAGGACAAGTAATCACTAGCAGCGCGGTAAATCGTGCACCCGAACCGATCCTGGAAGTTGTCCAGCGACAAATACGTTTGACCCCGTATCTCGCTCACCACCCGAAGCTCGGCGCGATTCCACCCAGGGGCAACGCAAACAACCAGGGAGCCCGAGACCACAGCAGCAGCAGGATCAGCAAACACCACATCGCCCACGGATACATCGAACCCCATACTGCACATCGTAGTATCGACCAGCATCGTAAAAGCAAGGCGGGAGACCGGCACCGGTGACGAGTAGCGAGGATCATTCTGCGGCGCAGCATCAAGACCATCCAGCACGCCAACAGCAACCTCGAAAGGCGTCAGGCATGGCAGCAGATCGCCCGAAGGACCACCGGCCGGCGATCCGATACCGTTCTGGATATAGGACATTTCCTCACCGAGCGCGGAAACGATAGCCGGCAGGTAACGCGAGGAAGGATCGGGCCGGCCCTCAATGTCGACAATAGTTTGCTGGGAACAGCCAGCCAGGGCAGCCAGATCCTTTTGAGTAAGCCCCTGGGATTTCCGCGAGGATCGTATTCGTAAACCGGCTGACATAAACGGACTCCAAATTATTCAGAAAATATTCTCGTGGCAATGGACCAAAACACCGACCCAGGGCGCTATCATATCGCGCAAGGGAATACCGGTCAAACATATAGCGAAAGTATAAATACGCCGGTATAGTCGGGGTCCGAAAAAGCTCCCTATGTAAATCGCAAAGTACATAGGGATGGTTTCGGGCAATAAAAACGAACAGGGGAAAGCCATGCCAATAGAAAAGACCACGCCAACCACGCTCAAGAACGCCGGAGGAACCTACGTCGTTATCCCGAGCAGCACCATCGAAGCAATACAGAGCCCGCAGGCGCTCGCTATTCTCATCTACCTACTAGACCGGCCACCCAACTGGATAATCCGCAGGGACCACATCCGGCGGCGCTTCAAAATAGGAAAAGAGGGGTACGCCAAAGCGCTCAAAGAGCTAGCAGCCATCGGCCTAGCCTGGAGGGAGCACGAGCGGAACGAGGAAGGGCAAATTACCGGCACGCAGCTATGCGTATCAGCGGCACCACGGACGACACCGAACGCTACTAAACCAACCAGGACTACCGAAAGTCCGGAAAACCGGACAGTCGGTGAAATAGCCAGTACCGAAAGTCCGGATTGCCGGACGGTCGGGAAAACCGGACACTTACACAGGACAGAGTTAACTAATACACATGACAAAGTTGGTCCCGCCGAGGAAAAGGCGGGCCCACGACGATTAAAAAATGAGTGGTATCCAAGCGAAAAAACGCTCCAGCAAGCCATCGATATAGGCTACCAATTCGACGACATAGACCACATCATTAACGAATTCAGAATCTACTGGATAGGGCAGGAAAAGCGGAGAAAGGAAGCCGGCTGGAATAAGACATTCCTAAACAGGCTCCACGCGCTACACAACCAACAACAGGGGAAAGGAAGTTATGGGAAACGAAGCGGATCACAAGTCATTGCAGACGACCTCACAGCCATGCTCAGACAGCAAGGGGCCCTATAGAGCCGCGGCCGACCTACTACAAGGCGGTCCGGAAGCACTAGCCAGGAGACTGCAGCGCAGCCACCAGGACGAAGGAGGCCCCAGGATAGGAGACATAAGTCCCGAAGCGCAGAAGCTAATGACCGGCGTATTCATACGGATGAAATCCATCTACGGCCACCTCTGGAGCAGCAACTTTCCCGACGACCGAACGCTACGAATAGCACAACTTGAGTGGTGCGCGGCGTTCCAAAGCCAGGGATTCACCGACCGCGACGTAGGTGCAGCCCTCGACCATTGCCGCGACAGCGAGCCAAAAATGCCCAACCTCCCGCAGTTCGTAGGCATAGCAGTGCACCACCGGCAAAAGAAACGCGACCGACAGCGCAGGGAGCGCCTCGGACTACCGCAGATCGAGACCGAGGAGCAGCTAGCCATCAGGACCGCAGAAGCGAAGGCGGCAGCAAAGATCAGGGCCGAGGAAGGGCTACCCCATATCCAGGCATTAAGGGCGCTACTAGGGTGATTGTGAGAGCGCTCCGGCCAATGTAGTATCAACGCCCGAGACCAATAGCAAGGGAACGGGCATGGCTAGCACCGTAATCGGTATCGACCCAGGCGTCACCGGAGCCATCGCAGTAATCAAAGACGGCAAGCTAGTCGGCCTAATTGATATGCCAACCATCCAGGGGGTGGACGGCAAGCGCCACATCAATGCGACCGCGGTTTTCAACTACCTAAAGCAGCACACCGCACTCTGCGCTATAGCCAAAATCGAGCGCGTAAACGCCATGCCCAACGCCGCCCCAGGCAAAGACGGCAAGCGCGCAAAAATGGGATCGCAAAGCGCCTTCAATTTCGGCGAAGGATACGGAGCGGTGAAAGCCGCGGTCCACATAGCAGGATTCTCCCTCCAGGAGACCACGCCAATCGTCTGGAAGCGCAAGGCCGGCCTCATAGGAACGCCCAAAGACCAGAGCCGGTTACTAGCCAAGCGACTACACCCGAACGCCGAGCTACACCTCAAGAAACACCACGGGCGCGCAGACGCCATCTGCATAGCGATGTACGGCTAGCATGGCAACAACTTACGACCTAATAAGCATCCTCGGCAGGACGCAGCTCACCGAGCTACAGCGCGCCGTCGGACCCTCCCAAACATACATCCCGACCGAAGCCACGCCGGAGCACCTAATAGCGGAAGTCGTAGGCTTCAAAGCAATGCAATCGCTATGCCAGGAGTTCGGCGGTTCAAGTATTTGGATCGGCAATGGGTACGCCAACCAGATGAGAAACGAGGAAATTCTCCGATTAGTCCTAGCAGGAATATCAAAGGACAATATCGCAGCTTGCTACGGAATAACCGCCCGTTATGTACAGATCATTACCCGAGCCGACACCAGGGAAGTCTACGGACGCAGATGCCGCCACGCCCGCCGACTACAAGCGACTGCCGCCTTTGGGCACCGCGGAGTTAAACGCAGGGCAAAAGTGCAAAGCCTCCAGGAGCCACAGTGACGGAACAGAACAAACAAGGGAGTATCCGTTTGAACCCAGAGGAATTAACCAACCTACACGGCCGCGTCGGCCACCTAGATCGCGAAGTATCAGGACTTGTCCAGGGGCAGGCATCGCTCCAGGCAACGGTCGTCGGTCAAGGAACAGAGCTAAAGCGACTAAGCGCAGGCATCGACAAGCTGATA